GATTTGATGCTGTTAGATTTGATCAAGATACGGATAGAGCTCAATTGTTGTATGAACAATTTATATATTCATTATTTTATAATGGTGGTGAAAGGGTAGAATTTGTTAACTTGCTACGGAAGCAACTTAAGAATTATTGCACATCATATACACCAGAAGGAATAGTGAAGTTCATTACAACAATTAGGTGTTCAGGCGACATGAACACTGGACTAGGTACTTGCTTAATCGCTTGTAGTTTGGTTCACTCTTTCTGTGATTCATTTAACATTAGGTACAGATTGATCAACAATGGTGATGATTGTGTGTTGATTTGCGAGAAAGCAAATTTAACTGTAGTAGAAAACGAACTGCATAACTACATGTTAGGAGCTGGTTACCACTTTTTGGTGGAACCCGCTGTTTATCGTGTAGAACACATAGAATTTTGTCAAAACCACCCTGTCTATACAGAACGGGGTTGGACCATGGTTAGAAATTTCCCTAGCTGTATCAACAAGGATTGCGTGTCTTTATTACCATTAAATAATGAGAAGACATGGAAGAAATGGGCTAATGATATTGGTTTAGGTGGCATGGCATTATGTGCTGGTGTGCCTATTCTTTATGAGTTTTATAAGAAGCTTGCGGGATTGGGAGATGGTTCTTTTGGGCGCCATCCCACAAATCACGGTACAGGTTTAAGTTATCTAGTTAGAGGCTTAGTGGCAGACGAAGTTAGTATTAGTCCTGCTGCACGGGTTAGTTTCTATGAAGCATATGGATATACACCTGACTACCAAGAAATGGTTGAAAAATATGTTCAACGACAGGACATATCGTTTAATCACGATCTCGTAGGGTATAATTATATAGAACTAAATAACTTTATCATACATTCACTTACATCAAACATATTTGATTACATTTCACACAAAACTATTTAACTATCGGCTAATATTACATAAAATAACAATTTACGAAAAACCGATTACTAATCAATTAATTCAAAATGGCAATGGTATCAGTATCACAAGCAGCTAGAAATGCAATGCAGGATCCCTATTGGCAACAAGTTGCGTACGAGTTAGGTACACAGGTTGTTGGTAAAATGGTTTCAGGTATTAAGAAAAAGAAGAAAGGCAAGAAAGCTAATGCTAATAATATGCAAATGGTAGTATACAAACCTCCTTCTTCTTCTAGAGCACCAGTTGCTATAAATGCTAATGCAAGGAACAGACGTCCACGCATTTCTGGTATGTCAGGAGGTATAATGATCAAACACAGAGAGTATATTGGTGAAGTTACAGGAAGCACAACGTTTTCAGTTTCTTCATATCTAATACAACCTGGTCTTGGTACAACATTCCCTTGGCTATCAGGCATTGCTAATAATTTTGAAAAATATAAAATCAAATCTATGACTCTTGAATACATAAATGTATCAGCAACTAGCGAAAGAGGAAGAGTTACTCTAGCATATGACAAAGATCCTTTAGATGAAGATCCGGCAGGCAAAGTTGACATGTTTGCTTATGAAGGAGCTAAAGAAGGTGCAGTTTGGAGTCCATTGAGTATGAAAATTCCTGTTAAAAATACGGAACTTTTTACACGAAATGGCCTTGTAACAGGCACTGATCTGAAAACATATGATTCTGGAAAACTTTTAGTTGGAGTATCAAATACAAGTTCAGCTGTTGTGGTTGGGGAAATATTCGTTTCTTACGAAATTGAATTAAATACACCTCAACCAGCAACTTGTCCTAGTGTTTATGCTACCACTACCACTTGTACCAAAGCTAGTCCTTTTACTGATGTTGTACTAGAAGGTGATCTTGCAGCTACATTCAGTGGTGACTTGATCACTTTCCATACAACAGGTACATTCTTGATTACATGTCTAGCGTCATCAGGTACAGGCATAACAGCGGCTGACTTGGTGAGTGCAGATGCTAACTCTCTTATGGCTACTAATTCATTGACTGCGGCACAAACTTCTAAAGTGTCAATAGCACGTGAATGTAGAGTCTATGTAGCGGGTGCGCAAGTGCAATTGACTATTACAGGTACTACAGCTACTTCGTCGTATACCTGGATTACGTTAACATCTGGACAAAGAGTATAACCATTTGATTAGAA